CGAGCCATAAGAATATCAGTATCGCCAACTGACTTGCGTCTGGCAATCTCATTCATACGAGCATCAGCAGAGCCACCTCCTATACCTAGAGCAGAGTCTATAGCTCGTTGTGAGCTAGCTGCTTGTAGTGCTGAGATTTGGTTCTCTAGTGAATCTTGACCTGCATTGTATAAGGCATCCTGTTCGACCTTGGATAGCTCCTTATAGTTCTCTATAGTGGCATCCTTAGTTTGTTGGTTTACCTGTTTTTGGTATTCAGCTTGTGCCTCTGCGTTATTTGATTGCTGTAAGAAATTACCTGCACCAGAGGCAACAGCCGCTACCGTACTGATAGTGGCTGCGTTAGCTGCAATAAATGAACCTGCTGCTGCGAGTCCCATATTACCTCCTTAGATTGTTCTACCACGAGGGTTGTAAAGACCATCAAACTCAAGCTCACGGATATGCAAAGGCAAGTGTGAATCTGAGGTGATAGTAAGTTCATATTGTGTAGCACGGCTACGTACAGGGATACGGTAAGTACCTGAAATTGGCTTAGAGAAACCTACTGTGTTAGTACCGTTACCAATCACACGAGGCACTAAATCCATTGTACGACTTAGACCTGTGGTGTTAGTTAAGGTAGCTTGACAAGCACCTGCTAAATCATAGTTCAATGTCATACGACCTACTTGTAAACGGTCGAAGTCAGAACGAGCTGTACCATCTTGGTCTTTAGGGTAAGGGTTAGAAGGTGTGTACAACGTATTGATACGAAGACCTACAAGCACCCTGATTGTGGTAACACCCGTCGGTACATCATCTGGCAATACAGACAAAGTAAATGTACCGTTCTCATAAGTAATCTCACAGTCAGTGCCGATGTCTTCCGTGTAGCCACCTACACCTTGGATACCTAGAATCTTGGTCTCATCGGTGAACCCTACTAGGTTCGGAAGAGATGATTCTGGGACTGTGAATTCACCGTTATTGAGCGTAAACTCTACCTGTACCTTGTGGTCTAGGGCGAAGTTAATACCGTTAGCATTGCCGCCTAGGTCGTCTGGATGAGCACCTAAGTCATACTTAACAAATGATACGTGACCATTACGAGTATAGATTAGGAATAGGTCAGAGCCGGATATCTTGAAGAAGTGGATAACAGTATCACTTTCAAACTCCCATACACCCCAAGCTGACTGTACTTTCTCACTACCTTGCCACATCCAGTCATACACATACAGCTTACCTAGTTGGTCTTCTGTCTGTACAGCTAGCATGTTGATAGACGTTGAAGTAGTCATGTGACGTACCCGTCCTTCTAACAGTTGGTTTACGTGGTCAGTGATTGGCCTTGCACGTTTGGTATCTGTAATAGAGTCTGTGAAGAACTCACGAATACCAGTAAAGCGTCCATAGTCAAATGCAAAGAAGATGTTCTCACCTGCTGCCACTGGATTCACATAAGGCTGAACCTCAAAGGAACTTACCTGACGTAACGGAGTAGGCTTATTAGGTGATACTACCTCTGTGCCTGATAGAGCCATTTGAACTGTATCAGTGAAGAACATCACATCACCATTAAAGGCAATAGGGCTTCTCAAGCTGACCACATCATTCGAATCGGAGTAGACTTCATAAGGGTCTGTATCTAAGACTGATTGGGTTGTGGTTTTGAAGAAGTTGAAGAACTCACTTGAACGGCTTAGTGTGATTGTCTCACCAGAAGACAGCAATAGGCGGTTCTGGAAGGACGAGATAGAAGACAACTTGGAACCTACAAAAGCAGGCATAGGGTTGGTCTTACCGTTACCCACTTCACGCACACCCCAATCTGTAAGACTAAGTGAGAACTGAGAACCCGTTGAAGAGTATACTTCACGTACCAAAGAAACAGGCATAGTAACTTCTTTGAAGCCTAAATCCAATGCAGGCTTAGGGCACTCTACCCATTGGATGTCTGTACCGTCACCATCGTTCCACTTAGAGCGCAAGTAGTACTCTTCAGATAAATCACCGTTCTTAGGTGCAATCTTGACCACCATATCTTGCGGTGCTCTTGCAGGCAATCGTGACACGTCTAATACAGTATCTTTAACGGCAATCAGGTTACCACCATCAGCACCATCTAAAGTATCTAGTGTGAAATCTGAACCGTTGTTCTTAGTTATGAACAGAGTATTACCATTGAGCACGGCACTAATACTAGATGCAGCACCACCACCACTTGTAGGTGTGGCAATGTAAGACACTCGAATCTGGTCACCAACATCTGAGGATAAACTACTAAGCCACCAAGAATTAGATGCAGGTGTGTTACCGAAAGAAGCTTGTACAGTTTGACCTTTCGTCACGTTGTAGAAGTCAATCACTGAGCTAGAAGAAGGTACACCAAGTGCAGTAAGAGCTGACTGAGGGACATATAGACGACTAGGCCAACCACCTTGAAGGACTGTAGTGGTAACTGTACTACCAGAACCTCCTCCGCCTGCTGCAATGATTGCATCATGTAATTGCTTAGCTACATATGTGGTATCTACTTTGTCCTTGTCAGAAGGAGTAGAGCCATCTGGTGACGTGTAAGATGCTACTTCAATACCGTTTACAGTGATTGAGTGTGTTTGACCATAGTCCATAAACTGGCAGTAAACCACACCTACGTGTTTGTTACTAGGGCTGAATGTACCTGACTCTTCAACGACAACTTCACTGTTAGCCAACATTGTGGTATCACCGATAGTCACATTAGAAATCTTCTCTTGAAATTTATTACTACCTTGATACAGGTAACTCATTGCTGAAATGTAAGTGTCAGTGTTTGAGTTTGTAATTGAACAAGCATTACCATTCTTATCAAAGATTCGAATACCTTGGTTCTGGTCTGTACTGATATTAATGAAGTACTGCTCTAGTTCATCACGTCTATAATGAAACCACTTGTCATTCAATGAAGGCGTAAAGCCAAGCTCTTCAATCCACTCTGCACCCATACGAGTTGTAAGGCCTCGTACTACATCAGGACGAAGGTTTACGGATGCTGTACACTGACCACTTAGTCGAGTGTTGTTAGGCTGCTGAGAGATACCTTGAATAGGTCGTCCCATTGTGCCAGTAATACGAGCCATATACTCTCCTTATCTTAAATTACGTTGAGGGAAACCTGTCAGTCCAGTACCTCCCATTAATGCATTGAGAGTCTGAGCAGCAGGTGAATCACGAAGATAGTTACGCTTAGCGTTACGACCATCTTCACGGTAAAGCAGTGCCATAGCTTGGTCTTCATCAGACTTCTGGAAGTTCCAACGGCTAGGGTCTACTTCTAGGTCTTGAGCGAACTGACGACGAGACACAGCATTTACAGTTGCCTGATAAACAGGTGGTGTGTCTGCTAGTTCAAGTTGCAGGATAAAGGTAAACGAGATTACACCGTCATCACCTGCAATAGTACGCAAGTCATATGTGTGGTTGTCTACGTCATAGATACGACCTGAGCGAATGGTCAATTGTTGATACTTCACTTTGTCATTATTGAGAATAGAGATTGCATTCACTGGTGGCGTCATATAGCCAGTCACAGGGTCAATCTTAATCTTCCAGTTCTCTTCTTTGTTGAACCACCAACCACCTGCCTGTAGGTCTTCGTTAACTCGTTCGATAACTTCAGTGGCAATGGATACGTCCATACTAGGGTCGTCTGAGCTTGAGACTGGCGATTCACCAATACCAATCAGACACGAGTTGATTGCACGCAATAAAGGGTCACGAGCCATAATACCTCCTTCAAAAAAAAAACCCAACCTCGCACGAGGCAAAGTTGGGCATTATAGTTTATAGCTTATTAGCTGATTAGAGCAGACTTAGTAAGCTTCGCTTTAGCAGTAGCTTTAGAGATAACTTGAGTCTGAGTTGCAGTAGCACCGTTGTTCTCGATTACAGCAATGTTGTCGTAACGGTCAGGGATAGCACCTTCACTGAACCAAGAGTCGATGAAGTAAGTCTTAAGACGCTTGTCCCAGAAGATGTCACCTTGTAGCGCGATAGTACGACCACATAGTAGTGCGTCACGGCCAAAGATGATACCACGAACTTTCTGAATATCAGCAGTCACATCGTAACGGTAACCGTTGTCTGCGTTAGACAATAGGTGGTGGTTAGATGAATCGTGAGGAGTTTCAGCAAGCATTTGAGAGTACTGTTGAGAACCCATTACAGGGATACCGTAAGACTTCAGACGACCAGTCATACCGCCCATGTATGCACCTTCAATAGTTTGAGATACACCAGTGTTGTCTACAAAGCCAAGGTCAGTTAGAGTTGAGAACTCGTTGATTGGCAGAAGAACTTTAAGACCTGCTAGAGGTACTTTCTGGGTGATTAGGCCGTTAAGTGCCCATTCAATCGCAGACATAAGTACATATGGGTCAGACAGTTGAGTTTCTTTAACAGCAACTTTAACAGCAGCACCATGTTCAGGCAGACGCTTAGTACCACCAGTAACTTTAACGCCATCGTAAGTACCGCCAGTTAGGCCACCTTTAGCAAGTTGTTGAACAACCATTTGGTCTTCAACTTCTTTTAGACGAGCAGCTTGGTTAGAAGCTAGACGGCCTTTAACTTCGATGTCAGATTGAACATCGTGAAGCATAGCAACAGTGTTACGAGCTAGTAGAACTGTGTCTACAACTAGCGCGTTCTTGTCGAAAGTAGAAGGTGTTGATTCAGGCTCTTGACCTGCAACTAGACGCTGTACAGAAGTACCGCCAATGTATTTGTTAGACACCATGTTAGTGCCAGTTACTTCTTGTACTTCGAAGTTAGAAAGAAGGTTCTCACCCTTTTCGTACATCTCGTGTACTTTACCAGTAAACTTCTCAATCAGTAGCGAGTCAACTTCACCAGAATGAGAAACAGCAGGGTTAGTTAGTTGGTTTGCAGTAGAAGCAGTCATTAGACCTCCTTTTAATAAATATGGGAAATGAAGAGACATAGGCTGTCCGAGCAAATGGCAGGGCAGTTGTGCTTATCTCTTCTATAGTGTCGGTTAAATAATTAGAATGATTCAGGACGGGCTACTGAACGAACAGCAGCCATGATACCTTGTTGAAGGTTCATCTTAGCAATCTCAGCCCAACGTAAATCTACGCTAGGTGTGGTAACTAGGTCATCAATCATAGAAGCTAGGCACTCACCTTGCTCCTTAATTCTATTCATAAGTTCAATCTCTTCTTGAGTAAGCTCACGATAACCTTTGATTTTACGATGTTGATTTTCCATAAGACTCCTTATGTTCTTCTATAGTGTCGGCTAAATACCTTGAGCCATACCATTACGACGCATCTGGTCATACTTAGCAGGGTTTGCTTTGTATTCCTCAGTACGTAGGATAGCACGGTACTCTTCAGCATTCATCATAGTAGGCTCTGAGCTTACACGGTCGTTGCCTTCGATTAGGTTAAGAGGTTGAGCTACAGGAGATTCACCACCATTCATCTGACCTACCAAGTCACTTACAGCCAGACGCTGCATGTATGGTGTGCCAGTTTGCATGATTTGGTTGAACTCTTCAGTAACCTCTGACGGAAGGGTAGCCGCAAAAGCTTCTAACTTTCCCCACCCTTCTTCGCCTCCAACGATGCTGGAAACGTTCTCGAATGCAGCCACTTCAGCAGCCTTGATGTCAGTAATGATTTGGCCTTGCTGAGCTTTAAGCCCACCTAAGATTGCATCAACGAAGAAAGTTCCGAACGACTCATTAAGCTTCTCACGTGTCTCAGCAGAGAAGTTGAAGTCCTCTGAGCCGTACAGTTCTTTCACTAACTCAGACGCATCTAGGCCTTTATCAGAGCACATTTTAAGTGCATCTTCAGGGATAGTAACTGACATATTGATACCTTGATAGTTCAAGTCAGATACGACAACAGGGTCAGCACTACCTTCTGTAGTCTCTTCTTTAACTTCTGGTTCAGGCTCTGCCTCTACTTCAGGTGTTACTTCAGATTCTACAGTAGGCTCAACTGAGACTTCTGGTTCAACACTTGCTTCCGCAGGCGTCTCAGGTTGCACAGGTTCAACACTTGTTTCCACTGGTTGTACTGGCTCAATTACTTCTGTTGTTTGTTCTTGGGTCATTGTTGCCCTCCTAGAGCTTGTTGAGTTACTTGACCGATGACATCAGGGATAGCCTTAGAAGCTTCCATTCCTGCCATCTGTTCTGCTTGTGCCTCTTGTGCTTGTGCATCTAGTTTACCTTGCTCTTCATCGTTACGAATAAAGGTCAAGTCCATAGACAAAGAGGCTGCAATCTGGCGACCAAAGTCATACACATCTGTACGACGTTGTAAATCTTGAGGCCAGCTATGCATCATACCGATAGTTTCGGTAAACATACGAATCTTGTCTAGCTCTCCTGCTTTCGCTAAGGCTTCCATACCTGTAAGAATACGAGGTTTGACTTTCTCCTTACCTAAAGGGAATCCAGTTCGCTGTAACAGAATGTAGGCGTATGGCTTCTGTAGTGTCGATGACAAATGAGAATAGATACCACCTAGTGACTCGTTCAGCTCTTGAGCTTGTAGGCGAAGTTCATATGCTGTGACACGCTCAGCGTCACGTTGAACGGAGCTTTGCATCAGGAATACCTGACCAAGCCTACGCTCATAGTCTTGAATAGTAGCTGATATCGGGCTGAAGTCTGCATACTTTTCAAGTTGAAGGACACCTATATCGTCCAAGTTACCTACCAAGAATTCACCTGTAGGTGTCGTTGCCAACTGGTCAATGTCTGTTACCGCACCTGCTTTCACCAAGTACTTCACGTCTGACATCAATACCATACCTTTCATTCGAGCTTCAGACAGGAACTCTAGGACTTGAAAGTCTGAGTAATGGTCTTCTACTAGTCCACGTCCGTAGTCTTCACCATAACAGGTGTTCCAACGAAGAGGGAGCCAAGGTAAATCATCAATCGAAACCTCTTGACAATCCTGAAGCATAATGTCTTCAGCGGTTTGTATTACCTTGTACGAGTCTTTACCCACACGGCAAGCCCATGTGATTAACTCAACCTCGTCATCATCTTTAAGCTCATTGCCTTTGCGATTCTTCTTGATTAGTTCTTGTAGGTCTTCATCAAAAGTACACAAGGCTTTACGTTGAGTTGTGAATACTTCAACCAGTTGGTCAGAACAGTCACGTACTACAGCGTAGTTGCTTAAAGGGATAGCTCGAATATTACCACCATCAGGCGGAATGAAAAGGCAGATATTGCCAGTAACGATAAGGTGTTTAATCACGTTGACCATAACCACTCGACCATCTGTCAAGCCTTCATAGTCGTGAACCTTACGTACCGAAGCAGTTAAAGCTTCAGTTAGCTCAGTAGGCTCATAGCCTGCTGCTTTAAGTTGTTCCTTCTCAGCCTCTGTCCAATCTAAGCTGAAGAAAGGTTGATGAGCAGGGAACAAGTTGTATACCATGCGGTTCGATAAGTGGTTAACACTCTGAGCTGCAAAGCTTGAATAGCCAGTAGCATTAGCGTTACCACCACGGTCTCCACTCATAGTATTAGAATCAGGAAGGATGTAAGGCAAAGAGATACGACTGTAGTCTTTACCACGACTAAGGAAGCCTGCACGTTCATTTGACTTTGCATCATAACGAGCTTTCAGTGCAACCTTAGTACCTTTACCTCCCTTGATTTGTTCAAGGAGTTTATACATAGTTTACCTCCTAGACGTTAAGCCCTGAAGGCGATGAGCTACCTCCTACAGAGTTACCACGAGGACGGACTAGAGCTTTCTTACCCGTTGCATTAGGGTCTTTAAGTAATGAATCTGCACCACCTAGTTGTACATCTTCAGGTTCAATATCTACACGACGCTCAGGTCTTTGTGCCGGAGGTGGTAGTGGTTTAGGGATGTCAGGCTTACCCATATTAAGTCTCCTTTTAGTTAATAGAAATGAATATAACAATAAATCCTAATGAAGACCTATTGGTATATAAGAGACCTACTTAGAGGCCTCTTACCTTCTATAGTGTCGGCTAAATGCTAACGTATTGATTTCCCTAGGTTTACACCTGCAACGGTATAGCCTAGAGATTCGTACATTTTGACAGCCCCAGTGTTGCCATCAATGCCAGAGTTAGCACCACCTAGTACATAGCTTGCACCCATGGTACGGAAGCAGCCTTCAGCTAGGCGAACTAGCTCACGACCAACACCCTCTGAACGGTATAGTGGACGTACATAACTGAACGCATCATAGCCAAACTTAATTGGGCTGAAGATTTGTTCTGACACATAGCCCCAGAAACCACCCACAGGTTCGTCTCCTTGGTACGCTAAGATGATAAAGTGGTCACCTGAAGCAAGTGCATTGACTATATGCTTACGCACCTTCTCAGG